GAATGCTCCTGTTACTCGCTTGTTCCAAAATCGGCATCTTGTCGTTTCAACAACCTTACCAACACCCTCGTGCGTGTGTATAAAGCCCTTATCGGTCAGTATCGAACAATGACAAGAAACATTGCGGTCACGAAGGAAATACATCTCGCAGTCACCAATCCCCGCTTCTTCTGGTGGTATTTCAATCCATGCTTTTGCTACAAGCCCATATAGACTCTTAATATCCTCGTCAGTAAACTTCATCATACCCTTGTCGCTTGTAATGTTGTAGTTGGGCATTAAGTCCTGAAGACCTAAATCTTCAAGAACTACTATCCACAACCCACCACAATCAAGACCAGTACCACCCCTACCTCTTCCGCCCCACACCCACGGATGACCGAGATACTTTCTCGCCGCTTCAACAACCGCCATTCTAGGCAATAGTTTTGTGGTTTCTTTAATCATGTTCAAACCCTATCTGGTATGAACATGGCTCTATCCATACCAGGAATATCAGGAAACCCACCAAAATTGTCTAAATTACCAAACTTACCCGCACAAGCCGAGTGTGTTTTATTGCACCCAACAGTCATAAGACAAGTATCACCAACCTCTATATCGTATGGCGTATCAATGAAAAGAGTAATTTCACTGTGGTCATCAGCATCGCCCCCCCCAGTTGCTTGTGATGAGGACGCAATAGGAAATTCTTCTCCATCATTAAGCCCACTTGTGAATTTAATAGTTCCATATCTCCAAACTTGGGCAATGTAACCAGTAGCAACATCGTCCTCATCAACGCTAAATTTATTTCTTGCTAAGGTTACTTTTGTAACTGTTGTTGTTTGTTGTATTGCCAGACCGCCGTAACCTGTAATTTGCATATTCCCGCCCAAGTTTACCCCACAACCAGGATTAAACTTGGTTAATGTAGTACCATCAGATGCTCTATGGTGGTGTTCTTGACCCAAATTGTGACGGCAATTTCTGTTGTAAATCTTCCCAACAGGAAGCCTTAAAAACTTTGCTTGTGAAATCAATTCTGCTTTCCAACCAAAACCATCATTTACAATGTCTGCAAGAGTGTACCTCGTCATATATAACTCATTTAACCAAGGGTACTGCCAATCAATCAGTTTCTCCGTGATAGCGGCACTTCTATATTTACCCCCACGAATATCTGACTCCGTAAACCCATCTACTTCAGTAACACCAACAGGAATAAGTATTCCTGTGCTTGTTTTATTTGATTCTGACATACCGCTAGTTAGTTGTGTTGCAGAAACAGCAAACCCTATAGCCGCTTTGTATAAATGACTCTTGTAAGTAATGTCTGTGTTGTGGTCTGTGAATCTAAAAATTGTTCCATCTTTTCTTATCAACCGCCAAATAACAGCATAACGATGAACAGTGTTCTCGTTAATTGTTTTTAATTGGGATGTAAAGGATACTGTCATGCTTTGACTACTCCTTGTTTTTCTTTCTCTTTGCAATCCTTGCAATTTCTGCTTTTTCTTCTACACTCTTTAGTTGATTCTCCCTTGTGCCTCATAATACAATCAACCATTTCCTGTTGCTCCCTTAGTGTTGGAAGTCGGAAGTTACAAAGTGCGGGTAAATCAGAATCGGAATACATTCGTTTGGCTTGGACAAAATCCCTAAATTGATTTATTTCGTCAATAGCATCTTCAAACTGAACAATCGCATGGATAGGAGCAACTTGTTTAAAGAACGGGTAATAAAGTTTCTCAAACACACCGTCCTCAAAAATACAAGATGCAACTGCCATAGCGTTGAAATCTGCGTATGTGTTTGGAAAGCCCTTTTTAGGTTCTTTTAGTTCTTTTTGGAATCGGTGCTGTATACCAATGCTATTTATTCTTCTTACCTCAAACCCCATCATATAAGCCCTTAAAGACAAGTCATGTTCTTCGTATCCCCAACCATAAAGCGAGGGGTTTAATCCTCCCATGACTTCCCAGATATATCTAGGTATGAAATAGCAACCACCAAGCAAACTATCACAACGGTCTACTACATCGTGTTCCCCCCTATTCATCCATGATTGTTTCATAAAAACATCTGATGATTTTTCTGTTGTAGCCCTGCTCCATTTTGCTCCGCTACCAACCCATTTACACCTGAAGTTTATACAAGCACAGCAAAAAATCGCTTGTGGATAACGGTCTAATGCTTCGTCCACTGTTAATAGCCAGTTGTATGGCATTCTCATGTGAGAATCCATTATTACAATAACATCACCCGTTGCTAAGTTTGCCCCGAATCGTTTAGCCCCGCCCGCACCCAATCGTTTAGGTGTTCTAACTACTTTGACATCAGGAAACGAACTTAATCTTTCTTTAACATCATCATCCCCACAATCATCAACAACAATAATCTCAATAGGTCTTGGCTCACTAGCCCAAACCATTGCAACTGTTACCTCAAGGTCACGAATCTCGTTGTGCGTAGGGATAACAACGGAATAAGAGAATTGTGCATCGGCATTTATTAGTTCAATGTTACTCATGCTTAATGTGCTTGGTGGTGATGCACATTTCCGTCATCGTCTGTTTCTGTAGTTGTTGTTGTTGTTTCGCAGTCTACACCTGGTATACAATCATCTGAGAATGTAGAGTCGGTTGTGGTTGAATCATGGGGGTCAACGCAAGTAGCACAATTTATATGCCACTCACCCGCTGCTGTAGATGAGTCTAATAAAAAAACATTTGTCCAACAAGCATCTACTCCTGTCGCCCCTGTGCCTTGAATGCACCCAACACTACCACCCTGATTATCTTTTAAAAGTATATTGTGATACCCAACATTCCAAATTGTAAATATCGCACCACCCCTAATTATAGGAAGAACATTGGCAGGGGGTAAGTACAGAGAACCCTCATGCTCAAATGAGCCAACTCTTAAAAATCGTTTTGATAGTGTGCCTAAATACCTATTTCCTGTCCACTGAAACTTTTCGTACCCCCCATAAAATTTTGGAAGAGTAAGAGTCATGGGTTAGTATCCCACTTGTTCCACTGCCTTGAGCCATCTGAGAACTCGCTTATCCACATTGTCGTTGATGAATCTGCTGCAAGAGTACCACTTAGACCTACGGAACTATTACTATCATGACCACTCGCTTCTTCACGAGCATCACTTAATTCCATAGTATAAGAGGCGTGTCGGTTTAGTAGGTAAAAATAAGGTCCACCAGGAGGGAGCGACCACGGGTCGGGCAAAATAACTTTATCGCCCGATACGTTTTCAGGGTCTAACGCTATTACTCTGCCCTGCCCAAACGCTATTGTTATGTCCCCATTTACTGTAATTGTTGAAGAACCCCCATAAAAGTATTCATCAAAGTGTTCACTGTGGTCAATTATTTCTACTAAACTAATTGCATCCGTATTCCCTGTATCAAAAGTGTCAATGGAAATAGATAGTAAATCATCCATATCTTTTGTAAATCTAACAGGAACATCGAACTCACAAGCACCATAAACTGTTTCGTCATCCTCAATAGCAGCACCAGAAGATACAGTAACAATACCTGTTGCAGGATTAACTGTCCACCCACTAAGCCCTTGGGTTATCTCAGTGAAAGTGCTTCCATTACTTGACCTAGCAATCTTAATTTTATCCTTAACTGGTTTTGTTAGATTTCGGATAACAACAGGTGTATCACCACCATCAGCATCTACCACACTATATCGTTTAGTTAGTTGTAAGGATAGGCTGACCGCTATTGTATCCCCTGTGGTATTAGTGTACAAAGGGACATAAGCAGAGTCATCTTCATAAGAAGAACGCCCATCAGTAGCCGTTGTAAAATCTATCCAATCTTTGTAGCGAAAACCATACGCCGCACCCTTAACAGACATATAAAACTCTAAGACATCTTGCAAGTCTTGAAAAGTTTTTACGCCATACGATACATCATATTGTCTTTTTGACTTACTCCATCTTGATACTCTTTGCTCTGCTCCTGTATCAAGACCTACAACAGTTGTAGAAAACCCAGGACCTCCTGCTGACCCGTAAGATATGTTGGTGGGAAACCGTATTTCATAAAACGACATTCATTAACTCCATTTACATTTCTGCCCCTTTAATACCTCTTCCCATATCCCTTGCGATTTGTTTCTTTGATTTTCTGAATGAGTCTGCATCTTGTGTGGTTATGTTCATGTTTACTATAACATTTTTTCCGCCCCCGCCCTGGGCTTTCACACCTAAATCTCCTGAAGGCATACGGGTGAGTGGCATAATTGCTTCTGCTCCTGCTTCTCCCATCAAGCCTACACCTCCACTAGCCATTGGGAACATGGTAGGTCTATGGACTACACCACCTGTTGCGAAGTTTTGCATGTCTCCACCAGACATAACTGCCCCTTGCCTAGCAGCACCTATACCTCCGCCTGGGAATATACCGCCCATTGCCCCCATAATCATTTTGTATATAACTGCTTGAATAATCATTTCAACAAGTTGTAAGACTACGCCTACAAACGCTTCTTCCATTGACTTTGCACCTTTAACTACATCCATAATGCCTTGAGTCATTGCTTGAGCCATTTGTTCATTTGTAACAAGCATTTCCTCTTTTAAATCTTTTTCTTTTTGATAAGCGTCATATTTCTTCATTAAGAGGTCTAATTCTGCTTTCCCTTGCTCTTCCATCATCATTCCGTATTGTTCTTGCCACGCCATTCTTGCATCTTGTTCATATCTTACACGAGCAAACGCATCTGCCTCATCTTTAGGGGCTGCTTGTTCTCTCTTAATATCCATTGCCAGATTTAGTGCATCAAATGCCCCAATTGAGTCATCTTGTGCGGCTTTGAGTAGTTGTAATTTTTTAGTAAGTTCTACTACATGAGCCATATATGCCACCCTCAACAAGAAAGCCATATCTTCTGTTTTTATCCAAGCCTCTCTTGCTACTCTTTGCAAGTCAATAGCGTTCGCTGCTTCTGTCCCACCTGCTATTTGTTGTTGAAGAATCAAAATTTCTTCTTTCATAGACGCAATATGGTTTTTTGTTGCCTCTATTTGACTTTTTCTTGCTGTCTCTAGTTTTTGTGCCTCGGCTGTCGCTTTTCGTTGTTCTTCTGTTAATTTTGCTCTTGCTTCAATGCCGTCTTGGAGTATGAAGTTCTTTTTCATAAGCAACATAGCCTCATCCCAATGTAGCGAAGTTCCTGCTTTCGTTACTTCGTTCCATATCTTGTTGAAAGCAATTGCTCTTCGTTTCTCATCTCCAACTAAGTGCATTACCGCTATTTGTTCGTCCAGAGCCTCTATCATTTCAAATACTTTTTCTGCGGCTTCATCATCTCCAGTTGGCATACCTAATTGCCCCCGTGCTTTTCTTCTTGTATCCGCCAATTCGTTCAAGGATAGAATAAGTTTTTTAACAAAATCTGCATCATGCCCCAAGTTTTTTGCAATGTCTGATTTTGTCATTGCATTTATGAACTTTATTAAGTTTGAAGTTGAATCAACAATTGCTTTCAATTCTGTTGTTGATGCTTTTGAGTAATCAGTCACAGCACTCGTGGCATCAGTATATGCGCTCGTAAGTTTTTGCTCTAACAAACCATGTTCTGCTATCATTTCTGCTAAATACTTATTACCATTTTTTATAGCATCTATATAGTCTTGTAAAGCCTTGCTTGGTTTTACCCATCTATCCTCGCCTGAATAGACTTCTATCCAACCAATCTCAGCATTAGGGTCATCCTTAGTTGTCATGATTCTCTCTTTCCTACCTGTGTAATTGACTATATCATCTCCCATATCCTCTATAATACGCATCTCCCTGGGATATATACTTTTGAAGGCTTCATTCTTTGCCAATTCAAACTTTTCCAAGGAATCTGATAAGTGTTGTATAGATTCTGTGGCAGTTTCCGCATCCTTAGCCATACCTACCCTATTCATCCCCGAAATCATTGCGTCATTTACTTTTTCTTGCTGTTTCTCTACTGCGGCTATACCCTCAGCCCACTCCCAATACATTGTGATAAGTATGGCAACTGCTGATGCTATTGCGCCAACGATAGTCAATGACTGTGCTGCTGCTAATCCCTTAAAGCCTTTTGTTAGCATAACTACCACACTCAATAGACTGAAAAATAAACCAATAACCATTTTAATTACCATCATTGCAACGAATCTAGCAACAATGAATTTAAGAATTATACTAAGAGCCTTAGCCCACCCATAAAACTTTTCAACAGAATAGGACATACCCGCAAACATTCTTGCTGTACCTGTCATTACATCTACAAGCGCGCGCAACGCACCACCCAAACCAGTATCCCCAAGACTTAACCATGTTTCTTGGATAGCGGAGCGTAACATTTTTAATGAACCGAAAAAGGTATCGTCCATCATTGCAGCAGCCCTTGCAGTCTCTTCTGCCAAATCTCTTTGTCTCTGAACCGCCGTACCCATTTCTTCATTTAATTCTGCTAACGCCAATGCACCAGGAACAGGTCTACGAGCAAAAATCTGCAACATCAACGCTGCGAACTCAGTAGAATCGCCTAGTTTCTTACCTGCTTCATTGAGACTGTGAAACACTTCTTCTAATGTGTGTATGGCGGGGTTCACATCAGCAGCAGTTAGCCCAAGTCTTTTAATAGCCCTCATTGCTTTGTCTGTTGGTTTAATTAAAGCCGCAAAAACACCACGCAACGCCGTACCTGCCATTGATGATTTAATACCAGTGTTAGCCATAAGACCCAAGGCTACATTTGTCTCTTCAAGAGAAATACCTAAAGCACCTGCGAAAGTACCTGCATATTGCATAGCATTACCTAGTTGGAATACAGTTGTATTAAAACTATTTGCGGTAATCATCAAAGAATCTACTACACGCTCTGCATCACGACCCGTTAGGTTGAATTGGTGAATTGTATTAGCAACCATGTCACTCGCTGCGCCCAGTTCAATAACAGCGGCAGTAGCAAGGTTCAAAGTATGGGGAATCATTTCCATAACATCGTGTGTCTCAAAACCTGCTCTTGCGAGGAAAGCCATGCCCTCACCTGCTTCTGTTGCAGTGAACCTTGTTGTTGCTCCGAGTTCACGAGCAGTTTTGTTTAACCCCTTCATCTTTTCATCACTCAAGCCTACAACAACTTGCACACTACGCATGGTTTTTTCAAAGTCAACCATTGTCTTGATAGCATCACGAATCACATATAGACCAAGAAAACCGCCCACAAGCATACGGAGGTTTAAACCAAGTGTATTAACACTTTTACCTGCCGCTAAGGCAGACCCACTTACACCCGCAGCAGCACCTTGAAATTGTTTTGCACCACGCACAGCCAACGCTGCGTTGATTTTTAACATTAGTGTTTGACCAATAGTCATGAGTTATCTTCGCTTTGCCTTATCTATTGACTGTTTGCTTTTCTCGTGTTGTTGGCTTAATTTTTCTGAGGTGTAGTTCAAGAACTCGGCATCTAGTTGGCGAATGTAATACATATAATCTGACCTGCTTTCGTATTCATAAATGCCATTAAAATCTAGCCATGAACCTATCTCTGAAATAAGTATCGCTGATGCGCCTACTTGTGACATATTTCTTGTTGAACTTAAATCACTGAATGCCTTCCAATAACATATTAACCATTCGTATAACTCTGGTGCATTATCTAACGCCGCTACTTGCTGTCCCGCTTCTTGTTGTCTGAGGAGGTGCTTTTCGTGCTTTCCCCAATCGAGTTGGAATCGCAAGTAGCCTCTGAGTTTCCCGCTGCTTCTTCCATTTCATCTTGTCTAAAAAGTTCTGATTCTCCAGAAACATCTTTAACTATGGAATAAAATTCGGGGTACTCTCTGAATATCTCAAGGGCTTTTTTAGATGAAAACTTAATAACAGTGCCATCATCTTCTTCAAGACCTTTCCAATCTTGCAAAACATGTTCAGCCACACATTTCATGGCTAACTTTTCCATGTCTTCTATTTTCATTGTGCCTAGACGCATTTGCCTCATAAAAGGCTTTCCTGCTTTTCTTAGTGCTTCCTCGTACTGAGGATTCCCCAATCGAGCGACTTTAAGATGCAAGTCTGCACCGCAATCTACCCATACACCTTCTGCTGAGGTTTTTAGTTGTGAAATTTTGAACGCCATAATACTGTTACTCCTTTTGAAATTGGGTTGGGTCTTAGTTTATATTAACCAGATGAACCAAGTCCCGTCCATTTAGTTATACGAATTGTGCAACCTTCATCAACATCACCCGAACCATCGGCGGGGTTATACTGAGTATCACTTCTAACTGCTTCCCAAGACATATCAGCGATAAGGTCTTGGTTTTGTCCACCTGCAACACGCTGCGCAGATGTGTAAATAATCTTAGGGAAGTCAAAACAATAAGCATTTCCATCTACATCATCAAAAACAATCGCTAATGCAGAATCATTAAAATTCAAATACTTGTCAATCATAGTAGAATCTGAGTAGTATCGTTGGAATGTACCGCTTACATTGCAAGTACCTGTACCAATTGCCACAGCACCCAGTGTACCTATTTCTAATCGAGGTCGTAGGTTATTGCCAAGAGCCATTGTAAACGCTGTGATATTTTGAGGGTCGTAATTTGCACCTTCCATTACACCATCAACATCATCAATGGAGTTCATAACATCGTTAGTGGTTGCATCAACATGGTCAGAGCCAAGTTCTGTATTATTTGATTCACCCTTTGCACCAATCCAAGAAAACGAGCCTGTTACAACTGCTTCTGTTGTGGCACTTAAAGTCATACCATCAATCATACAACCGTTGTATGCTGCTGAACGACCTGATGTTGCTGTATCAATGTCTTCATGTACTCTTTGTATTGTGTAGGAGCGTTGCTTTGCACCGTTTACAACTTGACCACCCTGTGTCATTGTGGGGGTAGTGCTAGCACTCTCATCCACCAAAGTACCATAAACTTCCATAACCATTGATTCTGCGGTGCCTGTAATGGACTTGATTTTGAAGTAGCCATTGTTCGCAGCATCATTGAATCCTGCTGTCAGAATCCATTGTCCTGGTGACATTTCATCAAAGTTTCCACCAATTCCATCCTCGGTAAATTTGCTTCCATCCGCAGTAGCAATAAGTTCTGCTCCAGGTGTAAAGGTAATTGTGCCTGTAAAGGCTTGAGCCGCTTGGTCGGACATCACAGCCGCAAGCAGAAGTTCAGCGAAACTGTAAGACAGTTCAAAGCCAGTATCACCTGCAACACTGAGATTTGAACGGACAACATCAGCAATCTGACGGTCTGCCCTAATTTCAGCAGAGGTGATAGTTGAGGTTTCTTGGTGCATGGACTCGCCAGTAAGACGAAGCGTGGAGTACGAGCCACTTCCTGTGGGAGAAGTACCGTAGGTCGATGCTCCTTCTATCCCATATAACATTTTTACTCTATTTGTATCAGACATAATTTGTATCCTTCATTATTAGGAGATTTCATCCGCAAAATACGGACACGAGACATTGATTTGCCACCACTGACTGCCAGTTCTCCCAACATGCGTGATTGACGGGGTTCTAAACACTACTGAGTTATTCGCCACAGATGTAGTATCTGATGTGGCTAGGAACTTCGCTACAATCCTATCGGCAAGGATTAGACCATCTCTCGTACCTTTCTCAAGTACAGAGAAAATTTGGGCAACAGCAACACCATTGTGCCTGTACCTGCCCGTACTTCCACCTATATCGGCTTTAATGGTATTTCCAGAAAGCACTGACCACCTAATCCACATCTCGTCATCAGGTTGGTTAAAAGGGGCGTTATCGTATGCAATAAGGTACTCATCTCCGAACTCATCGGAGAATCGTTTTCTGATTACATCATGTAATTTTTGTGCGGATTCAACGGTCATGCTTCGGTCACACTATGCTTTAAAGTTAATCTGTTCACAGTTACCCTTAACATTCCTTGTCTCCCGTGTTGTTTACTTTTGCCATTTTCAAGGTCTTCGATGTAATCCACATTGTTTGTTATATATACTGCTTTGGGGGTTTTATTATCTGCCGTGGCTTTTAGTATTTTTGCCGTCCCTCTTGCTATAGAGTTAGCACCTTTTTTATCCATTCTTGAATCTGTTGCTTTTGCCATTGAACGACCTGCGGTAGTAACATTCCAGTTACCTTTAGCACGACCAGTATCAACAGGAGTCATATCAACAAGACCCTCTAAAGCATCTAGGCTAAGTTTCTTTATGGCGTAAGAAAGTTGTTGCGCAGGAAGAGCCGCCCCTAAGTTTAGAACTGCTGTTGCAAATATCTTACTGTTACTTCCTATCATTATCGCCTCAATTGCATTTCATATATACCAATTTCATCACCAGTGTACCCAGTTATTATATTCATAATACGCCAACTTTGATTATCGAAAGTGACTTCAAGACCATTTTCAGGAGTAAACAAAAGACCAGAAGAAGATATAGATATAGAACAATCATTGCTCTCTATAATATCACCATCAATCATGTCGGAACTGTAGTTAGCAGGTGGAGTAGACTTCACAGTGTACTTTTTCACACCAGACTCAACGACAGAACCATCGTCAGGGTCATAAGAAGCAAGACCTGGTACAACAAAGACCACATTCTTACCATAGGTATCTATGATAGATTTAATCTTTGGTATTAGGGTTGTATCAAGTGCTGTTGCCATTACCCTCTTTCCATAACTATTGTTCCTTGGTTTCTAAGCATTCCACGAAGTAGGGTTGTTACCTTTCGGTATGTCTTTATTTGGGACTTCCCGCCCTCATACTTCGTTGTTGAGGCTACTGACCCAACACTTACGCTTTCTTCTGAAATTATCCCCGTATTTACCAAGTCTGCCAATAAATCTTCTGATAAAGCCAAAACCGCCGCTTCACAGCAAGCCTGTTCTAAATTTGTAGGTACATCATCATTACCAACAGCAAAGCCATCAATATCTATAATGTCTGTGCGAGGAAAAGCAAGTGCTTGTTCCTTATACACCCTTCTACCTATCCAAATTCCGTTATACCTTCTATCTAAATAGGCAGTGGCGTTTCTTATAGCCGCCTCTTTATCTGAAGTTGTTACAGCAGAATCGTTCCAAGCCGTTGAGCCTTGACGATTCGTGAAATAAGTGTTTGCAAAATCTACTGAAACATAGGCTTCCGCATCACTTTTACCTGAGCCATCTTCAACAACAAGAGCCATTTAGTTAATCCTCATTATCATCTTTTGGTTCTGATTTTTTAGAAAAAACCTTCTTTTTGATTGGTTGCGCTGCTTTTTTGTTTCCGCCAGGGACACGGTATCCCCTAGCCAAATATGATTCAAGTTCAGACTTTAAGATAGTAAGACGACCTGAGCCATTTGCAACATCCATTGTTTCTGGATTATCCATCGTCATTACCCCACTTCTTAGTAGTTTTCTTCTTGGTTGTCTTTTTAGGCGCAGGAGCAGGAGCAGGAGCAGGTTTACTACCTTCTACATAGTACCCTTTTGCTTCCCAGTTTTTTCTATCAGAAACATTGAAGGTTTTTTTCTTCCCTTCATTGTTTACCAATGTTATTGTTGGTACTCTTGAGTTATTCATTCCTATATTCCTTCTTTATTGATGTTACCCCGCCCCCAGTGAGGGCGGGGTATTATCAAATACTAACAATTAAGATTACGATGCAGATGTATAGACTTTACAAGCATATTCAGGACGAACACATTTTGTACCATAAAGAATATCAAATTCCCAAGTGGTTTGTTTGTATTGTCGTTGAACTTCAAGTCGTAATGAAAGACCAGAAACAGGGTCAGTCATTGACAGCATGTTGCTACCCATTGCTAGGTCGCTTGCTGAAGCCATCAAAGGACGAGTTGCAAGAGCAAACGCATCACGGTGGAACGCAAGACCTACACGACCTGTATCACTAGCAGTATTTGGATGCCAAGTAATAGCAGCAGCACCTGCGGCAGTAACCGCAACTTTTAATGCAGGACTAATTGATATGGTTACATCACCTGCGATTAAAGAGGCATCAGCAGTCGCAGCATAATAGGTGCTATCACCTGCAATAGTGAACGAGTCACCTGCTTTTATGCTTTCAGACGCATCGTGAGTAATGCTTAATGTTCGACTTCCAATAGCAGTGTCCGCTGCACATTCTGAAGTCCCATCTATTGCCGTACCACCAGTGTGAAGAGGACAATCATCGTCTGCCCACCAGTTGAATCCGTACTTACGACCTATATCGCCTTCTCGTCTAGCCAGACCACCATCCGCATTTGTATTAGCGGCAGAGAAGTCTGATGTACCTAGAAGCGTTGCTTCGGCTTCGTGGTTTATTACAAAAGCACGATTGTCATTAGGACAGCCACCCATGTTGAGCAATTTTCGTGCTTCCGTGATACCCGCTACACCAAAAGCAGCCGCATCTTCGTTAGCAAGATTACCAACATCTGTATATGTAGCAAAGATGTCTTGGTTCACTTGATTTGCAATACCACGAACTGCTTCTGAAACTTGCATTGGCATGAAATCACGATTTCTGTCAACTTCAGTAAGTTCTTTGTCAGTGAGGTGGAAAGGAGTATTTTTGTACCACTTGTCCAATGAAATTTGTACGAGGTCAGGAGTTGCGCCACCAGGAGCCTCAAAAGTGTTGCTTGGTGTAACTTCGGCAACTGCGATAGCCGTACTGATTGGCACATCAATTGTTGTGCCTTTTTGAGCGGCTTCATTCCCATAGTCCATATTTACTAGACGGGGTAGAACGCATCGCTCACGAAGAGCCAATAGACCTTTTGCAAGAATCTTCGGCATGATGTTAGAAAGTGTATTTGCAGCCATTGGGCTTTCCTTTACTTTTTTCTATAATGTGAAACTAAAGAACAAACCCACTACAAAGGAGTTTGTAAAATTGTGTTCCGCATCATCCCGACACGGTGGCATCTCGCCGAAGTAAGGACACTTAATCGTTTGTAACTATTGAGTCGCCTGAAGCGATTGCCTCAATGTTACTATTAAGTGACTCTTGGTCAAACCGACTAATACTTCGGCGACCTGCGCTTCCTGAACTGGAAGCATTATTTGTGTTCGTAGCCCCACTTCCTGTGGAACCTGAACCTTTAAATGCACGAGCAAATGCGTCACTCGTCTTCATTTCTTCTACTAACTGAGATATTGTCATAGGCGAACCTTGTGCATCCCCAATACGAGGATTACCACTACTATCGACCACTTCTGCAATGAAAGAGCCATTTTCTGTTCTTCTCATCCTAGTTTGGCTCATTACATGCGGTAATAGCAAATCAACAGAGCCTTCGTTCTCTGCGAGGGCTTTTGTGGCGGAAGAAGTAATGAGGTTTTGCTCTAATTGACTAACAAGAGACTTATTTTCATCTGTCATTGTCACTAAAGCAGCCTGATGTTGCTTGATTAACTGTGCTTCTCTAACCTTTATTGCCTCTGCAACTTTTGCATCTGGGTCAAAATTTGCATATTCTTCAATTTTTTCTAGTGCTTCTCTTGCCTGTGTAGCATCTAAACCTTCAAATTGTTTAAGTGCTTTACTTGCGGTTTGAGCATTTGCTCGTTCTTTTCCTAGAGCCGATTTAAGGGCAGTTGTGTTTTCCAACTCGTACCCATTTGCTCCTGTTACATTCAATAGAAATGAGCCATCCTCTTGCTCATTGTAAAATGCTGCAACGGATTCGTCTAATCCCTCGGTTGTGCTTATGTGTGCTTGTAATTCTGTCATACTGTCAGTTCTCCTGTTTTTCGGGCTTCTCGCCCATGCAATGTAGTAGTTCTATTTACTTCTTCGGCAATAACATTCTTGCTTCCGCACTATTCTATCATTTTATCATTTCTTTTGCAATGCGTAGTGGACACACGGCGGGCAGGAGGATACCCACCGTGCGCCCCATGCAGACCCAACCCAGGGCAGCAAGAACTTCTACACAAATGACATCGGCGAAATAAGAACGACACAAACCCACTATCACTCTGTAATTAGTTTTTGCTTTTAACAAGCATCTCAATAAATGTGGTGTTTTTAGGTGCGTAATCAATTCTTACTCTTTCACAACAATGTCCGATTAGTAATACAAGGCAATACACTTTTATGAAAACCCATAAAACGGCGAAAATTGTGTGTATCTCTTGTACACATGCACCATTTACTCCTGCAAAAACAGAGGAGTGGATTCTTTCCACACTGTCTAACATAGATGGAATAACACACTTTGGGCATTTGGGCGACCTTTTTGAATCCACTGTAGCCTCGGTGCATCCTTCGGATGACACTGATACACATACATTGGAAGATGAATATGAACATGCCCATAACCTTTTGTCGGCAATACGAGGAACATTGAATCCCGACTGTGAACTTTGGATAAACAAGGGAAATCACGATGCCAATATCGAAGCCCGTGACCCCCGTAGAGTGCCATCACGACTTAGGAGTTTAGTGCATTGGAATATGCACCCCACTTTTAGAGAAGAGTTTAAGAGGTGGGAGTGGCTTCCTTATGAAAAATCTCAAAGAAGCATAAAGAGTATTGGTCAGTGTTGTTTCTACCACGGATTTGATGCAGGACTTGCAAGTGATGAACTTGAGGGCTTGCAAATGTTGAACTGTATGCCTGAACCACAACAACAAACATTTAGGCTAATGGTTCGTGGACATACACATAGACCTGTGCCTCCAACTCAAATGTTTCGTACAAGAAAAGTTCCACTTCCGTTTTGGTATGCTAATGTAGGTACATGCGGTCCTCTCAAACCAGACTATATGATTCGTAAAGACTCTAGCCAGTGGGGGTCAGCAATACTTGTAGTGGAATGCCGAATAGACCGCCCATCCCGTCTTGTAGGTAAATGTTGGGATGCGGAACTAATTAGGATGCCTAAATAATGCGTGTTGAGATACGAGGTAAGAGGTGGAGTCTGGAGGTAGTAGATTACCTGCAAGACGGTAGTTGTGGAAGCATAGACCCCCCTGACACTCCGAAAAAGCGTATTCTTATAGCCAGTAACCAGACCCCCATAGACCAACTTGATACTGTGTTGCACGAGTGTCTTCACGCCGCATTTCCCGATTTGGACGAGGAAGCCATAACCGAAAGCAGCACCGATATTACAAAAGTTTTGTTCCAATTAGGTTGTAGGGTTAATTTATAATGGCAAAACTACACTCACCTTCTTGGCAGACAACAACAGAAGGCATGTCTGAAGATGAAGTAGTAAAACTACTTCAAGATACCCCAACAAAAAGACTACTAAGTTCTTTAAGGGGATTTCCGCGCATCCTTATGGAAATAGCAAATAGTGACAAAGTAAAAGAACCCGATAAAGGGGATATGAAGTGGATGGCAGATAGGTTACGGGTAATTGTTGTGGCACTAGAACAGCAATGGGAAATTGAAACTAACGAGAAAGCATAAGGTCTTCTAACTTAACTAATTGGTCTAGTGTTAAGGGTCTATATTTGCTATCAATAAACTTATCCATAGGTACAACACCCCGTCTATATAATGCCGCCTTGCCTTTACCCATTACTTCATTTTGAAACTCTATTGGTTGTCTTCTAATCCACTGAGCATAAGTTACATTTGCAGGAACTAACCCATTCATTGATGCTCGTGTACCCAATGGGGCTTCTTTTAGGTTAATGCCCAATTCTTTCCAACTCCTAGTTACTGCAACCGTTGTTGAACGACATTGATGGTGCATTGGTGGTCTAGGTCCTTCATAGATTCCAAACACTTGACCATCTAATGTTCTACAAATATCCGTTGTTCTCCCATCAAGAACAGCAACATATTTAACTCCTTTTATTACATCGCTATTCTCAGCCCAAAGCATTTCTCTTGCTTGGGATGCTATATGGCTGATTGCAGTTCTAACTATTGCTGTTGTGTGTCGTCTTGTCGTGTGCAAAGCCCCATCAACAAAAGAAGTAGTCGATGTACCCATAACACGCCTAACAATTTTAGGCGTAGATTCACCAGTAGCAACACCAATGTTAATCTGACTTGAAATGGTCGCTTGTGCATTTCTCTCTAACCCCTTCCACCAATCTTTTAAAAACCTGCCCTCAAAAGGTTTGCTTGTCACAATAGAACGCAACATATTTGAACTAGGCAAAACAACTTCTGGAACTAAATGCAATACACCTGCTTGTTCAAGCGTATTACTTAACATAGCATGTTGGTATTGTGCTTCGTACACACCAATATCTGCAAGACGCTTTTTAACATCAGCACTAACGCTAGACATACCTGCACTAATAAGTTCATTTATGCCTTTTAGCATCTCTATGTAGCGTTTTGTTTTCCAAACATTACTATCATACCCTCTAGCAGTTATACGAGAAAGTCTTTTCTCTAAAGTAGCAGCAACATCAGGGAACACCTCATCGTTTAAAAACGCAACTATTGCGTTGGCTTCATGGGTCTTCAATCTTTCCATGTAAACAGCGTGTAGGATAGACGCATCATGCAATGCTTCATTTACTGAGCCAACAAGCCCTAATGCTTTTTGTCTCTCTGAAAAACCTACAAAATCAAGGTGAGGTGACATTACTCTCCGTCATCTGGGTCAGATTCTTTTTGCTGACTTCCCTGACAACAATCACCCCCAACTTGTATCTGCCCACATAACGCACATTGTACATGACCGTGGCAAACAACTGGGCTAAATGGTCGCATACACCTATCACAAACAGGGGCAGTCTTTAAATTATTAGTATCAATGCTTGTCATCTAATTTGGTTTCCTCTTTTTCTTTCGTTTCATTCTCATCTTCGTCTGTGTCCTCGGTAGGTGGGAATGAAAGCAATCCGAGTGGTGGACCTTCTTCTTCGATAGCGTCCAGTTCTGAGTCAATATCCACCACTTCTGACAGCAATCCACGCCTCTTAACTTCTCGCAAGAAGGTGTCGCCCGATAGCAACGCCGCTTTACGCATTTCGATGAGGGAGCGAATATCATCACCAATGCGTTCGGAAAGACCAAAATCATTGTTAATATCAATCGAAAAAGTCTCAGGTAACTCGGTTTTTGTCCACTGTGTAGCCTTTTCAAACGCTTTGTGTAGTGTGTTTTCAAGTGCGCGAATCCATGCTTGTATAGATGTGTGTGTTCTACTTTCGTCAAGAACTCTTCCTGTTGCAGTCTGATTTCCTGAGCGTTGCACGATAGGTTGAAGACCAAGGACTTTCATTCTTTCTTCAAGTTTGTCTAAGTCTGCTTGCCCTGTTTCAATTGCGTTACCATTGTGTTCTACATAACTAACCTTTGCATCTGCATTCGTTGAGCGAATAAGTTGATTAGGACCAATTGTAAGACCCTCTTCCATTTCTTCTTCTGAGAATCCTGCTGCAAATAACACGCCAACCCTTGCAAACCTTAAAATGTTTCGTTGGTCAGACATGCTTTGCCAGTGAGCAAGATTTAACCAAGCCAAATCCTCCATTGGCGGTGTAGAAGTCATCGTCCCTGTTCTTGCTACATAATAAGTAACAATAGGAATACTCCCAAACGAGTGTGTGTTAGAGTCAACCAGAGAGTAATCTGATTCTTTGTTTGATTCATCTTTTCTCCAGAGTTCCCAATTGTGAGGTGTGTACACCCTAATGTAGTCTACTTCTTTGTCACCAAACTCACCGTCTGGCTCTGTTTTTTGTTCGTGTATTCTTACTTGTGTTAAAACTTCTTTACCATTGCTTGCTATTTCAGTTCTCCAACCTATCACTTGTGTAGGATTAACATGGACAAAAATAGGACGAACACCTGCTTCTTTTTCATCTGCAAGAGTTGCAGTAGGAGAGAACTGAGGAAAATCAATTAAAATGTGTGAACACCCGTAAGTAACCCCTGCCGTAAAGACATCTCTTGCGAATTGCGTAAGATTTCTTCCATTCATATCCATGTCTTGAACCCACTCTTCTGTTTGTTCGGTCTTGTCACCTAAACAAAGAACAGGTCTACTAAATGGCTTTGATACAAGTTTTTCTATTGTGTCTCGATAAGAGTTATACAAAAAAGAACGATTAAGTCTGTTTATGTATGCTTCGGCAGACTCTCGTGGTTCTTGTGCAAGCCACTTGGTTCTACCCTTTCTCATTTCTTGTGTACCACCCATAAGAGCGTGTAACAACTCCCACTTCGCAGACATTTCATCATACTCAAGACTTGTTGAGTCTACTTTATTATTTTCTTCGTTTGCCATAATGTTCTCTCTTTAATTAGTCGTTTAGTTGTACTTTTATGATGTAGTTTATCACTACGAAAGGGGGTTTATTTTCGTGGGCTTGACCTCCACCCATCTCTTGAAGATAGTTTGGTGAGCCAGTGCCAGTCCCTTCGTCATATCTCTCGGCATAAGCGGGGTCATACTCACCTGTTAATCCTTGCCTAAACATCCTCGTATTTTCGTGGTCGTTCAAGTCATTCCAAGTATCTGGGTCTGTTCCGCCTTGCTCAACACCATCAAACTCAAAGAATCTCTGCCATTGGTCAAGTAAACCAAGCCCGTCTGTACGAAAAACAAAATCTACAAGTACGCCGTGTGTGTGGCTCGGCATGTTTGGCACCGAAAGTATGACTGTTGATGCACCACCTTCAACACCTAAAGTGGTTGCCCAAGAACCCTCATCTATCAATGGTTTCCTGCCCACAGGGAACTGTTGCCTCATGTCTGGTATGTTAAAATGAGTTGAAGTAGAGCCGTATGGGTAGTCGTCATCATCTAGTAAATCGCTAAGTGTCTCGTATGAGTCTTTAAGCAACGAACTGCCATCGCATATTTTCCAACTCTCATCAGGCGGTTCAGAAGCCACCCACATAATAATAGAGCCAATGGGCATGTCTGCACTTGAACCGTCTTCCCCTGCGTCACCTTTTGATACAAACACTGAAAAACCAGAATTAGATTGTGGTTGTGGTAAACCCTCTGTACCATTAACTGTGCAAATATATGAACTGCCATCGTGTAAAACAATGTCATTCTTATTGTAAGTTACCTCTGATGACCAATCCCCACGATACTCAAAACCTGTAGTAAGTAATCTCCACTTACCTGAGTTGTCACTCTTTGGGGCTTCTCCTGTTGACGAGTCGTGTGCTGTTACGCAAACAAACGCCCGACTATTGTAATGCACTGCATCATCAATGGCGTAGGCTTCGTTATGGTCGTAGGTGTCTCGCCAATTTAATCCTGCGTCACCTGCTCTTACCAACGAGACAGTAATTAACTCTTCGTCATCAAATCTACTAACGAGTGTTGTTGCGTGGTTTTGTGTTGTTAATTCATGGACAGCACCGCCAACAGGGGTGTGCCGAGTAATCTCACAACCCGCCCATCGTGTTGGGTCGGATTTAGAAGTCAACTTCAAATACCCCATTACCCCCGATGTATTGCTACCAATCCAATTGACAAATAGTTTTTCGTTATTCCCGCCTTTTAAGTCTTCTTCATGGATGTACGCTTTCGTTGAGCCGAGGAAAGTTGAGGCATTAAAACGGGCTTCACCGACTGATGGGTCATCTGTTATTGCTGTGTCGAACTTGTAGCCACTACCAACCGTACCTGCACCTGAACTTGCTCCACCTTCTGCTAGAACCTCCCAGTAGGAACTACCGCTTAATGGTTCGTGGTCTGTTCCTGCTTGAATACAAATCCAAGATGAGCCTCCGTGGGATACTGAATCGGCTAAAATGTATGCTGTAGCAGAACTCCACGCACCTTTCCAAACTGTACCCCTGTCGCCTGTTCTGAACATACCAACAACCACTTCGTCATCATCGGTGAAGGGTGTATTGGATGAGTTCGCCACACAATCCGTAAGTGTTAGTTCTATAAACCCTAAACCAGAACTTATACTTTCAATAGTGTAAGAAAGAAACTTCTGATTGTCACCACTTGCTGCGATGGTTAAGTGGCACTTAATGGTACTTGTTGTGTCTGCGAACGAAAGAATGTATTCGCTTAGGTCGTTCCCGTCTTTGTCATTATCCGCTAACCAACATTTTGTTGCTATAGTTAAATTAACAGCATTATTAAATCGGCATGACCCGTTTGTAGAACTTCCACCCGATGTAGTGTCATCGTAGATGTATCCATCACCTAACGCACCACCATTCGGACCTGGAACAGTTGAAGCAGGACCTATATCACCCATTGAAGCGAGTTGTTCCCAGTATACAGAGCCGACATAATTTGGGACATATTGCCCTATGCTTCCTGTGTGTGCTTGAATACAAATCCAAGAACTACCTGCATAAGAAACAGCGTCATCAATTATATAGTCCACACCACCAAAAGCATTCCAAGCCCCCTGCCAGTATAGACCCTCAACCCCTTGGTCGCCCTTATTTGACATTAAGTTCCAGTTCAATGTGTCTGGTGGGTCAGCAAGGTTTACTTCTGCTTTGCATATATAAGAACTACCTAAATGGTCAACAATTTCGTTTCGGTAGTATAGAGTGTTTTCATCATAAGTACCCATGTGCGGGGTTGCTACCGATACATATTGCCAGTTTGCTGTATTCTCAAATGGGTGGGCAGGTGGGGTGGCTGCGTTTCTATCTGAGGCACTCCTCCACATCTGACCGTTATAGAGAACTGTTTCGTTAAGTTTATAACGAGAAAATGAATCGTAATCCCCCTTGTGAGCGAACGCTGTGGCTATAAGCAAGTCCCAGTTGCTATTACTATCAAAATCATCTGGGGGAGGGTTGTTTCCTGATACTGCTGTTGTGCAAATAAATGAAGAGCCTAAATACTCTACTGCGTCAAGAACGGCGTAAGAACCGAGTATGCTCCATGCCCCCCTCCAATTAACCCCTGTTGCCCCATTTGAAACCAACAAGTTCCAGTGTATTGTGTCGGTAGATGGTGTCCCTGGGGCATTTGCGCCTACATCCGCTATACAATAATAACAAGAACCACCATAATGAACTGCGTCCGATTTAAGGTAAGAATTTAAGAGACTCCACGCACCTCTCCAGTTAAGCCCAATTGGTCCTTGTATTCCTGCGTTTTGGACTATGACTTGAGGTCTTGGAGAAGTTACAGTTACCGTGGGAGTAACATCTGTAATGATAATAGAATTAGGTGCAACCACCTGAAGCGTATTACCCGCCTCAGTAACTTGAACCGTAGGTCTAGTTTCAGTTATCTCAAGAATGTTGCCCATTAAGCACCATATTCAGAAGCAGTTACGCCAGGTGAAACAGTCGCCTTGCCCTCTATTAAACGAGTTACTGCACCATCGGCAGTTACAAGTTCAAGGTCATACACATTCGTAGCGGGTGCTGTTAATGCTCCCGTGAGTGCATCACTTATGACAACCACAATTGTACCTGCCGCACCCCCCAAAGCAATACCGCTTGTATTGCCTGAACCACCCGCTGCGCTAGTCAATGTAACTAACGCAGTTTCGGATGTATATTCTTGACGAATCTCCATACGAGCATCAGTATCCGTTAAGTCTATAAGTTCGCCGTCACTGTCTTTATATGTAATTGTTAATGAAAAGGTAGCACCTTGTTCAACAACTATGTTGTATTGGTTTGCTACTACGGGCATCTTATTTCCATTCCCCCGTCATCCATCTTGTTATTACTTTTCTGAAGCCTAAACCTAATGCTGCACCAATACCGAGCCAAATAATTGCCTCACCTAAATCAAAATTTGCTAAAAAATTCATACTATGTTCTTCCTTTAACCTTGTTGTATGCCGCTTCATAACTAGGGTCACTCGCCCTCTTACTCGCAACACTTTCACGAAAAGTGGTAGGACTACTATCGTCCAAGACCTTTAAATCTAATTCTGCCTCTTGTAATTTTCTTTTAGGTATCAATAAACCTATGCCCCAGAAGAACGAACGAATAAAACCAAGAATACCGCTTCGCCACAGAAAGACAAAGATAACAACAATACCTATCACAATCGCAACAGTAGTCGTCATGTTCGCCCACCACGGTATCGTGTCTTCTACGCCGTGTAAATCAGTCCGTATGGAGTCCGATAGACCTTGGATGTCTCTTTGCTCATCCGCACCTTCAACTGCCTGAGAGACAATCTCCTTCTGTTCTGCAACCCCATCTAAATCACCTGACTTTTCAAATCTTGCTTCAGAACTCTCAGCCAACCCACCAATGTTTTCAAATCTCTCTTCAGAACTTGTAGATAAATCTCTAACCCCTATTGCACTAGAGTCGATTGCACTTTTAGCAGACCAACAACCCATCAACATAAGAAGACATATTGCTGTCGCAACGGGTCTGCAAATTACAATAATTCTGCTCCAATATAATGGGTTCATGTAAAAAGACCTTTTGTTTGTTTGAGAAACTCTTTCTTAACTGGATTCAATTCTAACGCTGCAACTGCCCACGGCTTTACGAAAACTGTGGTGTGGACAAGATGTGGAACAAACTTAACACCGTTAATGTCAACGGTGTTGTCACCACCATCATACTCATTGTCTCCCATTAGTGTATCTGCAATATCAATAAGTTTATCGTGTCTATTTATTACCCACAGGGTATCACCTGTCTTCAAGTATATCGTCAATTGGTATGGGGAGTCCTTACCTTCATAGTCACCTTCTGCATTTATAAAAGAAGCCATATTACAACACCTCCTCTACGAAGGTTTGTCGATTTACCCTGACAGGATGCCGTTTTGCTATGTAGTAACCTAAAGCGTCAGTTAAGTGAGTAATTTTAGGGTCTACTCGTTTATCTATTTCTCCACCACCACCAGGAAGTAGGCGCACACCTTCTAAGTCTTTTATTGTCATTGGGGCTGTTCGTGGGTCTACTAGCATTTTTATAGTTCCGTCTACACCTTTCATTCGACTATTCATTGCATTCACACGGACTCGTTCTCGTGGATTCTTTCTATCTACACGAAACTTTAACCTATTTCCGAAAACTGGCTTCAAAGAGTTCTTAATCAAGTCCCAATCCGAACCATGAACCTGTGCCGTACCCCTAGAACCGCCAGTTGCATCGCCATAACACATCACACTACCACGATGCTCACCCCAACCCGCAATAACCTCTTCACAAACCATAGGAGTGTTGCTATTGTTGGGAATATGAATCTCACCTATCACATTCGTGGTACTTCCCTTCTCTTGGCACATTACAGCAACGCCTGGATTAACATTAAAGTCAAAACATAGAACCAAATCATCATCTGGGTCATAAGGTAACAGTGGCTTCGTATTTGTATTCGCATTAAAGGAGTGATACGCCCTTCCTTCAAATGTAACAAACGAAGCACAGTATTCTTGCTGATAGGTCAACTCATCCAAGTCACGCTTCGCCGCAGAAATTTCCCTTGGGTCTAAAATCCCCTCACTTGTCCAAGTAAATGCTTCCCAATCTCCCGTTACATCTCTTTTTGCTGCTTGGTATAAGTCGTAGTAGTGGTTTCTGCCTTCAGGCACACCAATAAAGTCCACCCAACCCAAACGGTCAGATAATGCAGGACGCAAGTGTTCTCCCCACACCTTTTCCTTCATATTCCCGTATTCATCCAACACAATGCCATTTAAAGGTCTACCTTCTATCCGTTCAGGTGCATCTAGCCCCAAAACCGTAATCTCAGCACCATTTATTAGAAAAAGAGACAATAAACCCTCACTAGGAGGCTTTGCCAACAGATTCTTGGGAATCATTGCCTTTAAATCTGCCCAAAAAATACGCTTTGCCTGACTGTGCGTAGGCGCACCACAAACAAACCAAGCATCTGCCCATTTTGTCTCAGTTAATGCACGAAGAATAACCCGTCTTTTAGCACATTCCGTCTTCCCAGACCGCCTACCCGCAGGTACTACATTGAACCTCGTTGTACTTCTCATGTACTTTTGCTGTTCTTCGTGATACCGAAGGGTTGTCCATCGCTCTGTTAGTCCCACTTTTAGGCATCATCGTCTGAGGATTCGTCTTCGTCAACATCATCACTAGCCTCTTCTTCCAATTTATTGATGTAAGACGCTCCGAAAATAGCCGCCGCAGCGTTCTGAATCGCTCTAGCCGCTTCAACAGGAGTAGATTGTGGTTCAGTTAGACCAAGTAGCATGTTTAATTGCTCCTGTGCCTTTAACTTATTAGTGATACTTGATTTCTCGTCAGCAATAATGGCACGATACAACTTAACCGCCGCCTCTTTATGCTCTTCAGGAGAATTAACATCCTCCTTCACTTCAAAATCAGGGAGCAAGTCGCCCTTACCATCTAAC